TTATCATCCCAAAGTTTTGATAAGAATTTCTTACGAAAGTTATCTGCAACTCTATAATTGATAAACTTTCTACGATCAACTACATCACCTAAATGTATTAGAGTCTTTATATTATGTTCCTTTAAATAAGGAAAAAATATCTCATCATAAAATTTGTGAAAATAGTCATCAAATATAATGCTATCGTTTCTGGCACCAAAATGGGTGTCGTTTAATAATGCAATCTTCATACCTACCTATTCAATTACTTTTTAGTCTTAGTCTTTTTCTTCACTACTGGTTCTTCTATTACTGTATTTCTTTGTAAGAAATCTAACATCTGACTATGATATTTAGCATCATCGCCTGCTAGTTGATCCATCATACTTTCAACACCTGAATTCACAATTAATCTAGATTTTACTAGTTGTTGTTTCTTTTCTTTCTGTATTCTTCGTATAAATGCATAGTATATAATTTGTGTAAAGTATGCAAATGGATTCTTTGATTTACTTGGATCAAAGTTGCTCATATACTGTAAACAGTTTTCTATACCATCCGATATCATATCATCTCGGTAAGTATAGTTAATAAAATTGGGTCTATAAGATAGATGGTTTGCAATCTTTAAAAAACACTCGCCTATATAATTAGTAACAGGAGGGTTTCTTCTATTTCTTGCGGCTGCCTTTTCACACTTTAATTTGTATTCGGTCATCGCCTCAAGAAACTTCTTGTTATCAACATAGTGAGGTTTTTGTTTTGCTTTTAATGTTTTTTTTGTTTCCATGATATCTCTTATTATACATTATTTAGGTGTTCTTGTCAAGGCCCTACACAATATTTAATTTAATTTTTGCAGGCGCTTGACACTTGTAGGAATATGTGTATAATAGACTATGTAGTCTGTTGAGAGAACCAGCTATACCTAGTGTACAGTTTTGGTTTTATTAATCAAATGATTCACATCTTCCTCATCATATTCTTCACCTCGATCTTGTCTATCGAGTTCGTCAGCAATCTCTAATATTTTAGATATATCTTTAGGCGACAACTGCTGTATCGCTTCTTTTGGTTTTTTTAACTTATCTATTATAACCTCATAATAATTTGAAATATCTGCATTGGCATTAACTACTGATATTATTTTATCTGTGGGAATGGACAATCTTTTGTCATCTGTAAATGGTATCCAAGGTGTAAGTGTAGAATCATCTTTAACGCCAAAAGATGTAGTTCGTGCTACAGTTTTAAGTTGTAGTGGCATTTCAATAACAAGTTCTTCTTTATGGTTTGCAACAATTTGACCAACCAATAAAGTGCCATTCATTAACTTAATCATTTGATAGTTCTTAACTTCTTCTTGATCCATACTACTATTTATCAGTCCTTTAACTCTATGTTATGCATTTCGTAATCAAATTCTTCTTCAGTATAGATATTTATTCTTTCCTGAAAATGTCTTAAAGTATAATTCTCTTTTGATTTATATGATAGGTCATCCGCTATATCATACAATGTAGCGTTTATCTTGTTATCACCTAATCGTAAACCACGACCAATTGATTGTAGATTTCTAATTCTACTTTTAGAAGGACTGGCGAAAACTATATTATGTAAGTTCTTAATATTAATACCAGTAGAGAATGTACCATAACTTGCGATAATAATAGCATTGTTTTCGTTCTCTACGATTGCTCTTGCTGATTCTCTTTCATCTGTTTCTACACCACCATGAATATAAAAAACCTTGCGGTTGTTTTCCGCTTTATCTTTGATTATATCATAAAGATTTTTACCGTGTTTCTCTACGAGTTGAAATAAAACTAATGTATTTCCTTTTGCCTTGAGTGCTAAGTTTCTTATAAAATTGTTTCTGGCAGTTGAACTTACTAGATAGTCAACCTCATCTTGATACTTACCATTCACTACCATCTTTGAATTTGCCTCATTATGTTTTAGTATTAGACAACGCACCACTAAATTAGATAGTTGTTTTTTATCCATTAGTTTTCGTGTTGATGTAACTTTATTGACAGCACCAAATAGACCTTCTAATACAAGTTTATGTGTGTGAGCACCGTCAAGTGTACCTGTAAGACCGATACGATATTTACAGTCGGTAAGTTTTGACATTATTTCTGTTAATGATTTAGATTTAAATAGGTGTGCTTCATCACCAAAGACTACACCAAACTGTTCAAAATATTTTTTCGGCAACTTATATAGACTCTGCCATGTAGATATTAAAACTTTCTTATCTGTTTGATTAGAATAACCACTATACAATCTATGGCAGTTCTTCTCTACATTCCAACCATAAGATTTAAAGTCAGAATACATCTGTTCAACTAAAGATGTTGTTGGTACAATAAGTAAACAACGATTATTAGTTTCGTCTTTGATTAAGTGCGAGTAATATCGAATGAGAGCATAGATAATGAATGACTTACCTGAAGCTGTAGGACTTAATAGTAATGCTCGATTGAATTTTAGACTATGATATATGGCGTCTATTTGATAATCTCTTGCCTCGAATGATTGACCTAAACTATTAGAAAACTTAGTAACAATATCTTTATCTACTTTGTTATCTATATCAACACCCTCACCACAGACAACTTGATATTCTCGTTCTTTGGCAAATGCTTTGATATAAGGAAACAATCCAAAATATATCTCTTTAGTTTTTTGAGAGTATAGTCTTATCTTGCCATCCCACATACGATTACGAAATGCAGGCATAAACTTATACCCTGGTACATAGAAAGTAAAAAATTCAGATATCTCTTGTTGAATGTTCGGATCACAATCAACGGTTAGATATACCTCGTCTTTCTTTTCTATAATCAGCGTATCCATAGATCAAAGTAACCATGTCATTATGCTGTATCGTATTCCGCCAGTAACTTCTTTTACTTCGTGAGGATACATAAAGTTTGAAGGAAATACAACAGCAGAACCTTGTTGTTTAGGTGCAACAAATTTACCATTACATAATACAAAGTCGCCACCATCATATTCGTCATTTAAAAAGATTAAAGATGTTAGGTGTGGATATCCATATTGTTGTCCATGACTATGATGTATATTATCAATATGATTTTTCATAAAACCACCAGTAGAATATCTATTAATTCTAAAGTTAGTAAATTTTTCTGGTACTATCTTGTCGTGAATTTGTGTATAACTAGATATAGTTTTTACGAAAGCAGTTCTTAAATTTTCTGAATAATTATCTTTCTTTGTTATCCAATACTCTTGCATATCTACTTGAGAAGTACCTAAATTTTTATTATGATTTGAAAATGTAGATGTTTTCCATTTTGCATTTTTATCAAAATGTTTAATGATGGTATTGCATAACTTAGGATCAACTACATTAGGATAATATTCTATGTAGTCGGTAATCTTATCTATATAATCATCAATAGATGGCGGATTGTAAGTCATGGTGTTCTCCCATCTGTCCTTTGATCTGTATATTCCAAGATATACTTATACGATTATTATTTGATAAATTTGGATCTACCCAATGCAATAACCATGATGGAAACATTATTACTCTATTCGGTTTAGAAACATAATGCATTAAATTAGAATTATTATGATTATATTCTAGTTGCCTCATTCGTAATACATCAGCTGCAGGTCTAGGGTCTTGAAAAAATATACCAGAACTTTCGTCAGAATGTAAATAATAAACTCCACTCCATACATTGTTTGAATGAGTGTGAGCTCTATGAGCTTCACCAGGTCCAAGTACAGTTGCCCACATACCTGATATAACTAAATTTTCAAGTTCAACATTATACTTTAATGCTTTTATGTTCTCTAAGTTCTTTTTTAAAACTAAATCTGCAAAAGGTTTAAATGCTTTTATATTATATAGAAAAGAATCTGTTTGAAAGTGAGAACTGCTTTTATCTCTTTTTACCCAACCTTTTTCAATGTGTTTTTTCATACCCTGAATAAGACCATCCGTATACTCTGGTCCTTCTAGTGAATTGATAAAATTATCGTCTATAAAAAGACTTGTTGGAAATATTTTTTGATGTTCCATTATATTGCTCCGCTAGTAAATTTTTTCCATTCGATAGCATTCTTAATTAAGAAAGTTCTATTGTTGATACTTCTCAATACTTGCTCTAGATATTTAACAACTACATTTAAGTATGCAACTTTTTGATCTGCCTTTTGTAGTTCTTCATCTGAGTCAATGTAGATATGAACATCTGCTTTCAATACTTTAAGATCAAATGGTTTTTCTTGATATACTGAAGCGTCTGCTTTACCAGTATAGTATTCCCACTTTTCTCTTACGAGTAGTTTATGGTCATATTCTGCCTTCTTTAAAAGTAAAGAAAACTTATTGAGATGTTGGAGATATTTGTTATGTAATAAAGGTATCTTAATAGACTCTGAATCTAATTCAGTATCATCTAATTTAAAATCCTGATTAACTTGTGTTTGTAATTCTTCTAATGTCATAGTATATATTATATCACCTTATCGGTGAAAAGTCAAGGTCTAGGTAGTAGAAATTTGTACTATATCGTAATTAAAATAGTTAAAACTTGCTGATACTTGCAAGTAATCCACATCGGATGCTTGTATATCATAGTTTAAACTACCGAGAGCAGTGGGATATAAGTTCTGAAATCTTATTTCTGTTTTAGCAACATTTTTACTGTTTAGTACGGTTAAAGTTCCATCAGAATATGTTCCACCTTCTGGGATAGGTTGTTTTATAGCAGTTCCTGTTGCCGCAGTACTTTCAAGTGTTCCTGGAAATGTGTCAGTACTTGATTGTGATAGATTTAAAAATTGAGTATGATTTTTTGGAAATCCTAAACCACTTATCCAGTCGTGTAGTTCTTTATAGTTGTTTAAATTTTCATCCACTAAAAATGATATGTCTAGACTGCCGTATGTAATAGTATCACCGGGTACAGGATAATCATATAGTGGTGTATTGATTGTTGCAGTCCCTAGTGATATAGAAGGTATGTTTGCCGTTTGACAAAAATACTCCACAAGTGGTAATTTAGTACATTTAAATCTAAACTGTATAGGACTTGCATAGTCCATAATCACAGGCTGTCTATTATTTACATTTGTTTCTGTCATATTACTATTTATAAGAGTTCCCTAGATAAAAAAAAAGGGGGCATAAAGCCCCCTCTTTAAAGTCTTTTACTTTGAAGTAAAATTACATAATGTTTGTAACTTTAACTCGTCTGTAATAAACATTTGACTTACCAGCAGCAACTGCACCAGAGTTATCTAGAGCGCCATCGCCATCAGTTGTTGCGAAAGGATTTTGAACCATTCCGTAACGAGTTTTGAAGCCAATTTTTGGTTGGAAGCTGTCTTGTCCAACTGCTCTCACCATTTGTAGTGGAACATATGGGCAATAGAACAGACCTGAATCATAAGGACTAGTTCCTTTATAACCTACAACATAATATTGACTAGCGGCAATATTCGCAGCATATGGATCAACATATACTTTGAATTTTCCGTTTAGAACACCAGCAAAAGTATTACCAGTATCGTCAACATTTAAGTTACTAGATAATGCAGGAGCGTAATCTAGTACACCAGCCATTTGTAAAGCAGAAGCAACATCAGCAGAAGTTATGATGATATTACCTTTACCTCTTCTTGTTTTTTGACCAATCGCATTAGCATCTCTTTCCAATTGGAAAAGAAGACCTTTGAATTTTTCAACTGACCAACGACCGTTAGAGTCTGTGTCAAGATCAAAAATACCAGCAGTTGTAGTATTTACTTCAGCACCTTTGTTAGCGTGTCCGTAAATAGTTCTAACTACTTCACGATTGATTTCAGCAAGAATTTCACTTGATAAGATGTTAGCAAGTTCTGTTTCTGCGTCTAATCCATGGATTGCTTTTAAATCTTGAGCAAGTTCCATAGTGTACTCAGCTTTTAGAGCACGAGACTTAGCAGTAACAGTTACTTTATCGATTGAGAAAGCCATTTCAGCAAACTCATCAGTACCATCACCTAGTGTTTCTGCTTGTGCAGTAGTAAATCCAGAACCAGTAGTGTAATCACCAGCACTTGGACTATCGTTTAGTGTAGCAGGGTTTGTACCAGCTTGTGCGTCTGGAGAACCAGAACCGCCAGCAGCATCACGAGCAGAAAAGTCTGTATCTGCTTCGTTAAATAGTGCTTCAGTACCACCTTGTGTTGCGAATCTTGACTTCATAGCGAAGATTAGTCCAGTTGGACCAGTCATCGGTTGAACGCCACAGACATCATAAGCGATTAAGTTAGGCATTGCTCTACGAACTAGTGATATTAATACTGGATCCCAGTTATCAATAGAACTACCAGTTGCGTTAGCAGGAGCAGCCTCTGTCATAAATGCTTTATCTTCTCTAACTGCTTTTTCTTGGTTCTCAAGAATAACAGTTGTAACAGCTCGTTTGTAAGAATCTCCGATTTTTGGCAAATCTGGATGTTCTAAGACTGGCTGCCACTTTTCTTGTAAATTTTCAGTAAGATACATTTTATTATCTCTCCTATTTAAAGTTTGTTATTTAAAAATTTAGTCACCATTAATATATGATTACTTAGTTTCACCATATTTAATGTCTTTTGTAATAGCGGCAGTGTATGCAGCCATAGCATCCGATTGACCACTAGTGAAATCACTAGGAACATTCGCCGCCACAGAATCAACAGAATTTTCTGTTATTTCTGATTTTGTTTTAGGGAAAAAAGATTCTTTAACAGTTTCTAGTTTTTCCTTAAATTTATCAGCACTATCGAAATCAACATTTTCAGCCATAGAAACAAATTTCTCTTTTTCTGTTTCTGCTAAATCAGCAGACACTTCAGAAACAAGACTTGCTCTTGTAAATTCAGAATTTGTTTTTGTTAACTCAACATTTTTTTCAATCTGTTCGTTTAACTTAGATTCTAAATCTTTAGTCTGATTAGTTAGATCGTCTAGTACATTGTATTTTTCTTCAGGAACATCAATATAATGTTCTTTGAATAAAGATTTAAGACCAGTAATAAAATCTTCAGCGATTTCAGTACGAATACCTCTTTCAACTGCTAATTCATTTTCTTTCATCCATTCTTCAACAACATAGTTTAGATATGAGTCAACTTTTTCGACCATAGCTTCTTTTACTGTTTCAGTTTCTTTTGAAAGTTTTTCTTCATACTGGGATTCCAAAATCTTTGTTTGTTCCTTAATGCGTGTTTTAACAGCAGTTTCAAATATTGTCGCAGCCTTGTCTTTAAATTCTTCAGATAGGTCAGCGTCAGCTGAAACTAATGCCTTAACATCAGCAGATAGATCAATTTCTGTTTCTTCAGATTCTTCAGATTCAGCAATAACTTCATCGCCTTCAACTTCAGTTTCTTCTTCTTTAACAGATGACGGTTTTAGATCGTTCGGTAAAGAACCATCATTCTCGTCTTTATTAACCTGATCCTTAACTTTTTTTACCTTTTTAGAAGCATCTGGATTAGTGTCAGTTGGTTTAACAACTGGCGCACCTAAATCTTCAGCATCATTTTTAAGGTGAGTAGGCTCAGAAGCAACGGCATCTTTAGTTATGACATTTTCTTCTAATTCTACTTCTTGTTTCATTTCGGTTTCAGACATTCGGTCTCTCCTTGATATTAAAAATTAATTAATTTTTATTTACTATTATTTATACAAATTACCATTTTCGTCCTTGTTTTTCTCAACAAATCCGCGTAGGTTTATAATTTGTTAATAAAATCAGTAAATATTTTTGACTTTACTTCTGCCAATTCTTGGCGTTTAGTTCGTTCAATTTCTTCTTTATATTCTTCAACTGACTTACTTTTCAACATTCCGTTGTCCCATACCCACTCTTTGCCTTCCATGATACCTTCTACGAAAGCGTCTGGTGCACTAGGGTCTGCAACAATATCAGCAGCAGTTGCAAGATAAAAGTCCCTACCAACAACATTTCTTCCTTGTGATTGTTGAATAGAACCCATACCTCTTGATGAAACACCAAGTTGAGCACCCTCGTCAATTAAGTTCTTAACGATTTTACCATATGGTGTATCCATAATTTTTGCCTCACCTACAAAGTTTTTACCTTCTGGTTTAAGACTCGTAATCATATGAGAAACACGCTCAAGGTTTACTGTTGGTCCGTCTGGATGTCCTAGTTCGCCAAATGCTCGTTTCTTATTAATGAATTCGCTTGTATATCTCTTGACTTCTTTTGCAAGAGTTTCGACTGGATAAACTCGACCGTTACGGTTCTTAATATCAGCCTGCATAAAGACACCTCGTATCTTATAAGATTTACCACCATTAGTGGTTGCCTCTGTCAATACTTCGATATCTTCAATAGTTTCTGTAATTAGTTTCATCTCTCCACCTTTTCTTTGTTGTAAACTTTATCTACTATGCCTTGTTTAATTTCTTCTCTTTTAACATTATACTTTTCAGCAAACGCCTCTTTAAATTTTTCGGCAAGATCAGTTTTTCTTTTTGTTCCTACAATTCTTTCTAGTATCGCTTTCGAATGATCTTTTTTATTCTTACTCATTATCTCACTTCTATTATAATTGTATATGTATCATTTGATGTAAAGTTTTTTGTACTAAACAGAATATCACCTGCAGGACTTGTACTTGCTACTAAAGTTGCGTTATTGAGAATACCATTACCTGCAGTATGCAAATCCCAATATCCTTCACCACTTACAAATAAAGCAGTTGCATTTGCGCCACTAGTCCCACTACCTGCCCAAAGTATTTCAACACCTCCGTTACGAGAGTTTGTGTTGCAACTCCACCAAATCTTACTTATCTTCTTAGTTGCATCCTCAGTCATATGAGTCAATGCACTTGCATCCATTTTAGTTACCAGTGTTTCACCAGAACCATCACTAATATTTGTAAACTTCATCACAGTTTTTGTACCAGATGTATCTACTATCGTTTGACTTGTAACTGTATCTGCCATTATTTATTCCTTCTAAATTCTGTTATTAACAAATAACTCTCAACATTTGAGTCAGTTGTTAGTCTTATTTGTTTATTATTACCAAACTTTAATTGATCTGGTCTTAATCCATATTTACCTTTACCTGCTAGTGGTAAATCACTCTTAACTAAATTTCCATCAACTAAAGCGTCAGCATGAAAAGTTAATATTCCTGTGCCTTCTATTTGATAATAACACTCAATCAAAGTTACCGTTGATTGATCTGTACCACCTAAATCAATTTCAGCGTCAACCACTAGTTGATTACCCTCATTACCAACACCAACAGATTTAACTATTGCTTTACTACTAGTATTAACAACCGTTGTGTTTGTTATTGTCATAAGAAATCACTATGCAGTAAATGATTCGTCTTTTCTTAATTCGATAATAACACTACCAGAAGTTCCTAATGCAGTTAACTCTAAATCTCCTGAAGTTGCAGTTGTGTTAGTAGCATTATTTGTAATCTTACCAGCAGTACCGTCATAGTGACCTGTACCAGCAAGTTGAATTGCGATAGTATCAGATGAAGCACCTTTAAATTGTATCTGTACATGACCTGTATTATCGTCAGCAGTACCTTGTACTAGAGACCACCATATTCTAGTGATATCTAATTTTGCACCGTTAGCGTGTCCTGCCAAACCACTTGCGTCAAGTATGTTTGAATTAGCAGTAGTATTATCGTCCATGTTTACTAAAACAGTAACCTTACCACCTTGAGCACCGCCACTAGCTTGTAATGCCGTATCTTTGAGTGTTCTTGTTGCAATAGCCATTTTTTATTTCCTTACTTTATTAATTCGTTATCAAAGTAATTTTCTATATCGTCAACTTTGATGTTATGTTTTTTTGCGACCGTATTAATAATACCGTCAATTTTACTTATTATAGGATCAGGTGTCTTATCAATTATAGAATAAACATCTCTGATTGCCATTCTCATTTTAGGAGATAGTTTTCTATACTCCTTAGTTCCTTCAGGACCTATGTATCTGCGTTCATGTAGTTTACTTTTAAACTTCTGAAACAGCAGGTTGCTCATTTTCATCCTCTTCTGAATCTATTTCAACTGGTTCTATTTCGCTTTCATCTCCAATATCATCTAAACCAGAAGCGTCTTTTATTCCTTCTAATCCGTCAGCAGCATTTAACCAATCTTTCGCAACATCAACTCTCTTATCATCTAATGCTTGACCAATCTTATCAGAAAGAGCATTTTTAAACGCATCCTGAGCAGCAACATTATCGTTATCTGCAAGTGAGTCAACCATTGCTTTTACATTATCATTTGACATAATTATTCATCTCCTATATTATCTATATTTATATCGGAATCCACATCATCATCCTTCATACTCTCGCCTTCAGGATGTGCAATAATTCCTTTAGTAATTTCATCAGCAATTTGACTATCAATTTCAATGATATCCTCATCGCTTTGTCTTAGAACATATTTTCTTACATATTCAACTGAATAAAACTTACCAATGTAAGGACTAACTTCATTTGCAAGACTTAATCTTTCTCTAAGCATTTCTGCATTTTTTAATTCTGCAAAGTATCCATCTTTTAAATAATCATATTGTATATGTTCTTTAATTTTCTGCCAGTCTTCAATTGTAATAATACCTTTTAAAACTAATTGTGTTTTAAGTATATCTTGAAAAACTTGAGTAAATCGTTTTCTTAATCTTTGTACAAATTTAGTAAATTTTAATTCATCTCTAGTTATTTCAGCTGCCTTACCAATATTAAATCCGTTTTCTGATTCCATTCTTGATATAGGAACATTCAAAGATTTATATAATTTTTTCTGAAAATACTGAACATCTGAAATTTCACCAAGATTTTGTCCACCAGGTAATGTAGTAACTTCTGTACCTTTAGTGCCATCTCGTCTTGGTAACCAAAAATCTTCAAGCATTGACATATGTTTTCTATCATCTCTAATCTCACCAGTAGAAGCGTCATAGACAAGTTTATTTCTATATCTTGCCATCACATCTCTAAGATATGATTCTGCTTTTACTTTTGGTAGATTACCAACATCAACATAAAATATTCTTCTTTCAGGTGCTCTTACTATTCTGTAAATAACAACAGCATCCTCAATCATTCGTAACTGATTAACAGGTTTAATTGCTTTGTGCAAGTGACCCATAACCATATTCTTAGTAGCGTCAACTACACCAGAAGTTACATAGGTAATTGAATCGGTAGTAATTTTAAGTCCTGCATTTGAGTTTGCATTAGACATACCTTTTTCGTTATATACAAACCATTCATTTGTTTGTTCTATAACTTCGATTCCAGAACCTTTTGAGTCTCTTCCTTTAGTTACTTCACGAACTTTTTTAATCTTTCGTGGATCAATGTATCGTATTTCTGTAAGTCCTGTTCTTGGACTTTTTGGATCTATTACTTTGTGAAAGTAAATTCGCCCATCAATATACCATCGTTTAAATATATCGTGACCTTTTTCGTCAAAGTTTAAAAGAGATAAACACTCTTGAAACTCATCACGAATTTTGCCTTTTATGTTTTCAGATATGTTAAGTTTGTCTAGTGATATTGATACTGGACTATCTCTTTCATCTGATACCACAACCTCATTGATGATATCTTCAACTGCCATATCACATTCAGGATGTTGTGCAATCTCTCTATATCGTCTAATTAAATCATAGTCGTTCTTTGCATTAACTTCCATATCCAGGTATTGACCGAAGTAACCGCCAGCAGATATAGTAGTTGTACCGTCATCAGGAGTGGCGACCGTAAACGCTTGTTTACTAGTCGCCGGTTTATCCTGATTTGAGTCTCTGGTTATTTGGAAACCAAGTATTTTTGCCATATTATATTATTCCTTATAACTATTTAGTTATTATGTAGTAGTGTCTGTTTCGAAGTATTGATATGAAAAGTCAACTGTAAAAGTTTCTACGGTGTCATTAGTACCATAGTCTAACGCAATATCAGAAAGAGATGTTGGAAATCCCCCTCTAAATGTGTAAGATTTTAGAGTTGTACCATTTCGATCTAATTGATCTACGAAAAAGTCAACTTGATAATCAGCAGGATTTGTTAATCCTTCATTATCAGTCATATTATTCATTCCATTCATCCATCTTTCGAATGCTCTGTATATCTTGAAGTCAGTATCGTTCAATACAGTTATCGCCCATGGATTAAATGTTCTATCGCCTGTTAGATTAAGTATTCTACCTCTAAAGTTTACTGGTGTTACAGCAACATTAGAACCAGGAAGAGCCGCAGCAGAACATAAGAACGCCAAGTCAGCAGTTTCTCCACCAACAGCAGAGTAACCAGGAAAAGGCATTGTTACCTTAAACTGATTGGCTCTTGCACCACCGCCTGAAAGACGAGCTTTAAAATCATTTATATTAGCCATTTTTTATTCTCCTCTCTATGCGCCTGCTACTTCTGAAAAGGCAACGCCTGTTCTTGTAGCAATAAAGTTAAGTTGAATGAAGTTAATAGAACGAGCTGGTTTGATAAAAATATCAGCCCTAAATTCGTTTCTATCAATTACATCACCTGTATTGTTAGTGTTATCACAAACTACTAAAAAGTCTGTAATACCTCTTCTACCTTGTACATCTCTAATAAACGGTTCTACTAAGTTTCTAAATTGTGCTCTAGTGAACTCATCATTGAATTCAAATAGTTGAAATTTAGCAGCAGTAGCAATCGCTTTTTCAAGAACGATAAACAATCTACGAACATTGATACGATCAAATGCAGATGGTTTAGATTGAGCAGTTTTATCACCAAACAATACTGTACCTTGCCCAGGAAATGAAACAACAGGATTTACTCTGTTTTTATATAATTCATCTCTTTGAGTTTGGTTAGGATTGAATGCTAATTTAACAGCACCTCTAATTTGTCCACGATTAAATCCGCCTGGTGAAAACCATGCGTCAGCAACTGTATCAGTTCTAGCACAAAGACCAGCAATATCTCCGTTCAGAGGAACGAATCTATAAACATCATTATATCTATCGTACATATACTTATAACCACTATCAATAACAGCATAAGAGCTTGAAGGTAAACCTTGAGCAAATGCTTTTACATTAGCAGTTTGTGTAATTGGATTTTGAACACCAACCACAGCAGTTCTATATGGTGATATGAAAGCAACGCAATCTTTTCTTGCAGTTGCAATATCCATAACAGCAGTTGCTTTTGTATCGCCAGTAGTGTCAGCACCTGTTTGAGATGGTCCACATAATAATAGACTTAAATCAACAGCATCAGCATCAGCAAATTTTTCATAAGCAGTTGCAATTTCACCATTAGTAGCAACATAATCATCTGTTCCACTTGCAAGTGAAGTATTAGATACTACGAAAGCGTCACCAACTGAATTATCAAAAGTTGTACCTACTTTAGTCAAACCATCTGATAAAGTAGCGATATGATCTATCCAATAGATAAATTTTGATTGTTGATAGATTACTTGTGGATAATAGTTACTTGCACCTTCAGAAGTTTTAGCGTCAAAAGCCTGTGAAACACCCTCGAAAGTTTCTAAGATTGTTCCAGCAGTTCCTGTGATTGATCCATCTTCGTCAACAACGACAATATGCATTTCGTCTAATGAACCACCAGCAGCAGATACATCATCTGAAGTTGTTGGTGCATTAGAGAATTGAAAATAATATTCCCAATGTCTTAGCACTTTTGCGTCATCAACAATAGCGTGTCTTAATCCGCCTGTTTCTGTTACGCCAGTTGATACATTAAATCTTGCGATTGTTAATACATGAGTTGCAATTCCAGTTACTTTATAATAATGTCCTGAAGGTGCACCTGAAGTTGAAGGCACATTACTTGCGTCTCCAAACTCTAGTATATCGCCTACTTGAAATAGAGATCCGTCATCCATAGTGATAGTTGTATCTCCAATAGCAGCAGAGCTATCGTTTACTAGTGTACCACTTTGTGAGTGTGGTCCAAAAGCAGTTGAGTTAGAACATAGTGAAACTTTTAAACTGTTTCCTAATGTTCCTGCCTCTCTTGCAGCCCAAGTTCCTATACTTGTATTTTGACCTGCGCCCGAGTCTGAATAATAGTTATCCAGATAATCAGTTGTATTTTTAATCAAGACAGCAGTACCAGTTGACACAGCATTTACTAATCCTGTGATTGGTCTTACTACCTTCAGATTGTTTCCGTATCCTAAAAAGTTTGCAGCACAAAACCATTCTTCAAAATTATTGTTGTTTGGTTTACCAAAGTTATCGGCCAACTCTTTTTCAGATGAAATAAGTGTTATCTCATCAATTGGTCCTTTTTCTGCTGTAATAACGATTCCCCCGCCACTTGTAGCGACATTAGGAACAATATTCGTTAAGTCTTTTTCAGTTACGAGAACACCTGGTGATACTTGAAAAGCCATATTTAGTTCTCCTTAATATTAAGTTTTTATATTTTAGTTATAACCCTTTGTGTATATTTATAGTATA